CTGATGCGGGAGCTCGGATTGTTTGTCGATATGACGCCCGAAGTGAACTACGGCGGCGACGGCGATCCCAATGCGGAGCCATCCGCATGAGCGACTTCGACTGGGACGACGACGACCACGAACTGGTGGAGTTCCTGTGAACACGATCAAGCTCGACACGTCCGTGACGTTTCTCCAGGCCGCCGAGGGCGAGGCTGCAGCGTCGCCACGCCGGTTCACGATCGAGGCGTACACGGGATCCCAGATTCGCCAGGGCTGGTCCCGGGAGCCGGTCGTCATCGACCTGGCCGGGATGCAGTTCAAGCAGCGTCTGCCCATCGTGCTCGGCCATGACTACACCCTCGGCAGCATCCTGGGGCAGACCGATTCGGTCCGCGTGGAAGCTGGGAAGCTGATCGTCGAGGGCGAGATCCTGGCCGACTCTGACGTCGCCCGCCAGGTGCTGCAGCTGGCCGAACGCGGCTATGCCTGGCAGGCGAGCGTCGGGGCAGACGTGCGTCGCCACCAGAAGGTTGACGCCGACGCCGTCACCACCGTCAACGGGCAGACCCATATGGGTCCGGTCCGCATCGTCAAAGCCTCCGCTCTGCGGGAGGTTTCGTTCGTGACCCTCGGCGCTGATGCAGAGACAAGCGTCGCCATCGCTGCGGAAGCAGCGGAGGAGCTACCCACCATGGCGGCTGACGCCAACAAGACGCCCGCGGACGAGGCTCAGGCCCCGGTCGTGGAAGCCACGGCGAAGGACGCCGTGGAGATCAAGAGCACGGTGGAGATCACCGCCAGCGACGAGCTGTCGGCGAAGATCGACGCCTTCACGAAGAAAGTCGAGAACATGGAAAAGCTGATCGCCGCCCGTGACGAGCGTCCCGCCGCCCCGGCGGTCCACGTCGTCAAGGACTCGGCACCGTCGTCCGAGGTGATCGAGGCGTCGTTCGCTCTGCAGGGTGGCCTGCCCGGCGTCGAGAAGAAGTACCGGCCCGAGGTGCTCGAGGCGGCCCACAAGGCCCGCCGCGAGATCTCGATCAGCGAGGTGCTGCTTCAGGCGGCGGCTGCGAACGGCTACGACGGGCCCCGGCGTGTGACGTCTTCCACCCTCCGGCCGATCCTGGCCGCGGCGTGGGCGACTCACTCGATCGCCGACATCCTGTCGAGCACGGTCAACAAGTTCCTCCTGGCGGGCTTCGACTCGGTCGAGTCGGCCTGGCGGCGGATCTCGGCCGTGCGGAGCGTGAACGACTTCAAGACCGTCACGAGCTACCGGCTCAACGGGTCGTTCAAGTTCGACGCCGTGTCCAACGGTGGCGAGCTCAAGAACGCCGCCGCGAACGACGAGAAGCGTGAGATCAGTGCTTCCACCTACGGGATCATGACCTCGGTCACCCGTACGGACCTGATCAACGACGACCTCGGGGCGCTCACGGCGGTTCCGCAGCGGATCGGCCGCGGCGGTGCCCTGAAGCTCAACGACGTGTTCTGGGCCGAGTTCGTGGACGACGGTTCGTTCTTCACGAGCGGCCGGAACAACCTGCGGGCTGGTTCGCACGCCCTGAGCGTGGCCAACCTCAAGGCCCTGGCCACGAGCTACCGGAAGCTCAAGGATCCCGACGGCAACCCCGTCGCGGTCGAGCCCCGGATCCTGCTCGTGCCGCCGGACCTCGAGCTGACGGCCGCCGAGATCATGGGCAGCACGCTGCTCCACAGCGCCACGGCGGCTGCCGGCGGCGTGCCGGAGCGGAACGTGATGGCCGGTCGGTACGACGTCGTGTCCTCGGTGTACCTCACCAACACGACCGACTACTACCTGCTTGCCTCCCCGGCGGACCTGCCGGTCATGGAGGTGGCGTTCCTCAACGGGCAGCAGAGCCCGGTGGTGGAGACGGCCGAGGCCGACTTCAACACGCTCGGCGTGCAGATGCGTGGCTACTTCGACTTCGGCTGTGCGAAGGCGGAGTACCTCGCCGGCGTGAAGTGCGACTCGGCGGCGTGAGCCTGATGACATCGTGACCGGCGGGCGGGAGTCGTGCCCGCCCGCCGGATTCCTCCCAACCAACTCCTGATCGAAAGGTTTCTGACATGGCTTCGACCGTTTCTCAAGGTGACTACCTCGACCACACGCCGGCCTCGGCCGTGGCCGCTGGCGACGTGGTGGTCATGGGCTCGATCGTGGGCGTTGCTCCTCGGCCGATCGCCGCCGGCAAGACCGGCGTCGTGTCGATCGAGGGCATCGTCGAGATGCCGTGTGCGACCGGTGCGACCGGTGCCCAGGGCTCGGCGATCAGCTGGTACGCGACCTCCGGCGTGGCGCATGCCTCGACCGGCACCGCGGCCGGCTATCTCGCCAAGGCTCGGGCGGCTGCCGACACCTCCGTGCTCGTGCTGCTCGACCGCTGATCGCTGTCCAGGCTCGCTCCCTCCGCAACCCCCCGCTGACGCGCCATCGCTTCCTGCGCGTCGCGGGGGCGTTGTGGGCGGGGCCGTGGAGGTAACCCGTGCCCGACATCCTGGCAGACGGTGCGTCGTGGCTGGCGGGGCAGCTCAAGGCTGTCGCCTCCCGGCCTGTCGTGTTCGTGCGTGGCAACTCGGCCATCGAGGTGTCTGCCACGATCGGGGCCAGTTCGTTTCAGGCTGCGGACCAAAACGGCTTGATCGACCAGTGGGAGTCACGGGATTTCATCATTGCCACGGCAGATCTGCCCTTTGGCGATCCACAGCGTGGCGACAAGGTCGTCGAGACGATTGACGGCATCGCTATCACCTATGAGGTCAGCACGCCTCGTGGCCTGCCGCTGTGGCGGTACGGCGATGCGTTCCGCATGACGGTGCGGGTCCACACGGTCCAGAGCGAGAGCGGGACCACGTACATCACCACCGAGGACGGCGACCTGCTCATCGCCTAGCCATGCCATTCTTCTCGCTACCGACGGGCGGTTCGCCAGTGCTGGCCGGCAGCGGAGCCCCCACGGGCTCGCTGGGCAATGTCGGTGACGTGTTCATCGACAAGACGGGCCGGTTTCTCTACGGGCCGAAGGAACTCTCCGGCTGGCCGAGCGGGCCGGTGGATTTGAGCAATGGGCCCACGGGCAGCACCGGCCCCGCATCCACCGTGACTGGGCCCACCGGGGCTGCGTCCACCGTGACCGGGCCAACCGGGCCCACGGTCACGGGTCCAACGGGTGCTTCCGTCACCGGCCCAACTGGCCCTTCCGTAACCGGGCCAACCGGGGCCGCCTCGACAGTGACCGGCCCAACGGGCGCGTCGATCACTGGGCCAACTGGCAGCGTGGGACCATCTGTGACCGGGCCCACTGGGTCTGCGTCCACGGTGACGGGTCCAACGGGTGCCTCTCTGACGGGGCCCACTGGCCCTGCCTCTACCGTGACCGGTCCTACGGGCAGCGTTGGAGGGTTTGCTGACGCCCAGGCAATCAACGCCCAGACGACCGGCTACACGCTGGCTCTGGCTGATGCCGGAAAGCTCGTCACGCTCAACGACACCACTGGCACGCTGCAAGTTGTGATACCGGCCGCAGCCTCCGTGGCCTTTCCGACGGGCACGCATGTTGACCTGGCCCGAACCGGTAACGCCGCCGTGACCGTCACGGGTGCGACTGGCGTCACCGTCAATGCCACGCCTGGAGCGACGTTGCGAGACAAGTATTCGGCCGGCACGGCGATCTTGTACCAGGGCGACACTTGGCTTCTCATCGGCGACCTCACATGAGATGCAAAACCGGGTTCTTTGCTGGTGCGGCTGCCGTCGTGTCGCTGCTGCTGCACTTCGACGGCGACGATGAAGACACCACGACGACCGATTCGTCTGCGTTCGGCCGCACGGTCACGCTCGAGGGCGGTGCGATCATTAGCACGGCAGAGGACAAATTCGGCGGCAGCAGCCTGCTGCTCGACGGCGTTTCCGGCAGCGTTGCAGCCGTGCCGCATCAGCTCAACATCCGAAGCCGACACTTTACCGTGGACTGCTGGGTGTGGCTCGATGAAGAGAACTCTGGCGGATTCCCGTTGGTGTGCGAAATCGGCGACAACCAGGACGACGGGCTTGCCTTTGGCCTCTCTGGGCTGAATCCGGCGGTGTGGGGGAACCGCGCTGCCGATACTGCGTTCGGAGAAGCTGTGACTCCTGGTCAGTGGACGCACCTGGCATGGTCGGCGGACTCAGACTATGTGCGAATGTTTGTCGATGGCGTTGAAGCGGGCGCGGCAGCCATAAATGCCGCGGAGTCACTTACGGCGTCCAGCAACACCGTCACTATCGGAGCGGCTGCGCAACCAGGCTTGTATAGCTTTGATCCAGAATACAACCCCGGCCTGAGTACGATCTTCGCCGGCCACATCGACGAACTGCGGATCGTCGTGGGGCGAGCCGAGTGGACGGCTGGATTCACGCCACCGACGGTGGCCTACACCTAACGCATCACCATGGCCCTCCGACGTATCACGCAGCTGCCGCTCGACACCGCCGTCACGGGACCGGACGTGGTGCCGATCGTCTCGGACGGGGCGACGAAGCGCGTCACACTGACGACGCTTGCGGGATTTTTTTCAGCAGCTGGCGCGACTGGCCCCACTGGTGCGGCTGGCGTCGGCGGCACCGGGCCCACGGGGTCCGCAGGCGTCGGCGTCACGGGGCCTGCCGGAGCGGCTGGCGTAGGCAGCACCGGGCCAACGGGTGCGGCGGGATCCGCTGGGGCCGCCGGCAGTACCGGGCCAACGGGTGCTGATGGCGTCGGCGGCACTGGGCCAACCGGGCCCGCCGGAGCAGCAGGAAGCACAGGACCGACCGGGCCGGCTGGGGTTGCGGGCGGTTCTGGATTGCCCGGCGCGACCGGCCCGACCGGGCAAGCATCGTCAGTGACCGGGCCAACGGGAGCATCTGGAAGCGCCGGAAGCACGGGTCCAACCGGCCCGGCAAGCGCATCGGCCGGCGGCACGAAGACCATCATCCGGTTCAGCCCGGCAGACAATCAGCCACCGGCCACGAACTTCGCCACGCTCGACACCCGAAACTCAATCCTCGTCCTGGAGTTCGACGCTGCGACGCAAGAGAGCGCGAACTTCATCGGCCTCATTCCAGAGGGGGCGTCCCTTACGAACGGGCTGACGGTGCGACTGTGGTGGATGGCCGACACCGCGACGACCGGAAACGTCCGCTGGGGCGTCTCGTTTGAGGCGACCGGCACCGACAACGATTCGGATTCATTTTCCGCCGTGACGGAAGCGACTGGTGCCGCCAACGGCACGAGCGGCATCGAGACGGTCACGAGCATCACGGCGACGGCGATCGACTCGCTCGCGGCTGGCGACCGATTCCGGCTGCGGGTCGCGCGAATCGCGGCCGACGCGACGAACGACACCATGACGGGCGATGCACAACTCGTCGCGGTCGAAGTGCGGGTGGCGTGATGGCGTACGCATTCGCTGGGGCGAGCAATCAGCACCTGACGTGCGCCGCTCCGGTCACTGGAAACCCGATGACGATGGCGGCGTGGTTCCGGCCAGATAATACCACGGGCAATAAGAGCATTTTGACTCTTGGAACCGGTGACAATCAACAAAGATATTGGCTTTATAACGCCGGTACTTCCCTCGCTTACGAGGCTCACGACAGCGTTGCTTTTTCTTCAATTAGTCAACCGGCAGGATATAGCGCTGGAACATGGGGTCATGCGTGCGCTGTTGAACTCTCTGGCGGTGGACGCCGCGTCTACGGAAACGGGACGCTTGGCTCGACATCGGCAGCAGTGCGTAATCCTGCCAGCGTGGACGAGCTTTACATCGGGATAGGCAGGCTCAACAGCGGGTTTCAGTCGCCAATGACCGGACAGATCGCAGAGGTCGGAGTGTGGAGTGCCGCACTTACAGCCGACGAGGTGCGATCACTCTCACGGGGCGTAGCCTGCCGTCTCGTGCGGCCGCAGTCGCTTGTGTTCTACGCGCCGCTGATTCGCAGCCTGCAAGACCTGGCGCGAAACGCGACGATCACCAACGGCAATTCCGCGACGGTCGAGGTGCATCCGAGGATCTACGCATGACGTGGTACGCAGACACCGCTGGCACCATCCGCGAGATCGACGCCGCGCTCGTGGCCGCGTGGGTGGCTGCCGGCAACCCCAAGGCTGCCGGCCTGGTGGAACTGCCGCCCAGGCCGAGCGAAGCCCACGAATGGAGCGGCACGGCGTGGGTGCTGCCGCCCGAGCCTGTGCCGGCGAGCGTCAGCCCGTACCAGTTCCGCCTCTGGCTGATCCGCTCTGGCGTGTCGCTCGCGCAGGTGGACGCGCTGATCGACGCCCTGCCGCAGCCGGCGAGGGACGATGCCCGCGTAGCCTGGGAGTACGGCCTGGAGGTGCGGCGCGATCACCCGCTGATCGGCCAGTTTGGGGCAGCGCTCGGCATGGACGCTGCCGCCATCGACGCTGCGTTCCGCGAGGCGGCAAAGGTTTGACGCACCCGCTAGCGTCATGCCATGGAGCACGACTTCGCGCTATCCATCCACGCCTACTACGCCGGCGAGCTCGACACGGGCCGCAGGGCCTGCGAGCGACTGCTGTCGTCGCCGCTGCCCGAGGCCACCGAGCACCTCGTGCGGTCCAATCGCACCTGGTACACGCCGACACTGGACACCCTCGTGCCCGTCCTGCCGGTGCGGATCGACGTGCCGCCGGCCGAGCCCGGCTGGTCCACGTTTAATCCGACGCTGATCCGCCACGCCGGGCAGCTGCTGGCGATCGTGCGGTCGAGCAACTACCAGATCGTCAATGGCCAGTACCAGATGCCGGCGGCCGACGGCGGGCAGATCCGCACCCGAAACCAGCTCGTGCGACTCACCGGAGAGCTCGGCGTTGTGGATTGCCGCACGATCACGGACCCGGACTATCCCAGGAGCGGCTACGTCGTCACCGGCCTCGAGGACTGCCGGCTGCGGCATACCCAAACGGGTATAGGCGTGTCGGCCACGGTGCGAGACGTGGCACCGTTTACGGACGGGCGGTGCCGGATTGCAGCGGCCGACCTGGACGTGGACACGGCGACGCTGGCAAACCTCCGGGTGCTCGACAGCCTGGCCACGCCGGGCGACGAGAAGAACTGGATGCCGATCGAGGGCCGTGGCGGCTGGCTCTACGGCAGCCACATCAACGGCCACGTCGTCACGGTGGACGACGACCCGACGCTGCCGGGCGCATGGCAACTCTGCCGCCGGTCGCCGTCGCCCGTTCTCGCGCGTGGCTTCCGTGGCGGCTCGCAGCTTGTGCCGTTCCGTGATGGCTGGCTGTGCTTGATTCACGAGGTGGCGATCGTCGATGCAGGCCACAGAGCCTACGAACACCGGTTCGTGTGGTTTGACAATTGGCTGCGGCTCGCGCGGGTGTCGCCGCCGTTCACGTTCCAGGTCCACCGAGCGATCGAGTTTGCAGCCGGGCTGGTAGCCGAAGGCGACCGTGTGATCGCGTCGTATGGCGTGCGTGACGCCGAGGCATGGCTGGCGGAACTGAGGGCCGACGACGTATGGCAGCTACTCTCGTCACCGGCTACGTGAGGCTCGACAGTGTCCACCGGCCGCACGACCGCTACGCCAAACTCGGCCGCCGGCTCCTGGGCCTCGGGCAGCCCGGCGTCGCCTATTACGACGGGCCCGAAAAAGACCTCGTGTCGTGCATCACGACCAAGGTGCGGCCGACTTCGCTCAAACGCTGCTGGCTGCACGGCCCGGCCGTCGGGGCCCAGCCGCCGCACGGCGACCCGGTCAAAGACACGGTCGCCTATTGCGTGGTGCAGCACCAGAAGTCGAAGTGGCTGGCCGATGCCGCCGCAATTGTCGATTCGGACCTACTGGTCTGGATCGACTTCGGCATCTTCCATCTGCCGCAGGTGACGGACGACCTGGTCATGGATTACCTCGACGTGATCAACGACACGGCACCACGGGACAAGATCACCGCCCCGCAGGCGTGGCCGCTCACCGGTCGCCCGCTCATCGACTGGTCGAAGCCGGCGTGGTATCTGCTCGGCGGCGTCATGGTCATGCCCACGGTGCTGTCGGGCTGGTTCCACGACAAGTGCGTCCAGTACGCCACGCTGCAACTGGAGAGCACCGGCCGGGCGACGTGGGAGGTCAACACCTGGGCGGCCATTGCCCGGGACAACCGCAACCGGTTC